TATTATTATTATGACGTCGAATTATCCGGGCGAAATAGATAAAGCTATTTTACGCCCTGGAAGAATCGATTTTAATATTGAACTTAAAAAGGCGTCAATACATATACTTAATGAAATATTATCGTTTTTCTATGATATTCCATTTGAAGATGTTATTGAAATGACGTCTAATATGGCATTTAAAGATTACGATATGTCGCCTGCTGAAATTATGAATATTTGCCAACAAAATTATGATAATATTAAAGAATGCATAAATTGTATTGATAGTATCATATTTGTTTAATAATATGAGACTTTTTTACACCTTTTAACATTTTATATAAACATTTATAAAGAATTGTACACTATATGCACACGATTTTAAATATTATTTAGATAAAGAGTTAAATTATAAAAAAACTGATGGATAAATTATTAAATTAAATATAAATATTTATTTCAACAGAATAAAAACTTTAGAACAGAATAAAACGTACTACAATGTCCCGCCAAATATCACCTTGCACGGATAAAGCTTTTACTGAAGCAGTTTCTGAATTAAACCACCATCGAGTAAGAAAATACTTGGATGAAGGCTATAATGTGAATTTGTTCCCTCAAGATAAATTTTGGGAGCTTTGCCTTTTTAAGCCTAAGGGTAATGATGAGAATGCTACTAAAAGAATGATAGAGAATAAAAAAAACATAGTGTTGGTAATTCTTGGATATGAATATAAGCCTGTCATCAACCCCGTTCTAGAATATATTCTAAAAAGCTCTGGTCGAGATTTTCAAATTATATTATCATTAATCCAGGTTGCTCTACGCAAGCCACCTATACAAGAGCCACCTCCACGTAAGACATCTCTACGTGAGTCATCTCTAGAAGTGTCATCTCTACGCGAGTCATCTCTAGAAGTGTCATCTCTACAAGAGCCACCTCTACGCGAGGCATCTCTAGAAGTGTCATCTCTACGCGAGGCATCTCTAGAAGTGTCATCTCTACAAGAGCCACCTCTACAAGAGCCACCTCTACGCGAAGCATCTTTACACGAGGAATCTCTACAAGAGCCATCTTTACGCAAGCCATCTCTACGTGAGGCATCTCTACGTGAGGCATATCTACAAGAGCCATCTCTACGCGATGCATCTCTAGACGTGTCATTTCGATGTGATGAGAAATACGCATATTATTAGATTACGTTTACCGTCTTGTAAATAAGAATTCGGAATAATTCATAATTGTTTAATTCAATATGTAAATATTTGTCAAAATCAGACTTACTTCTTTTTATTCTTTAACTCTCTAAATATACAATTTTTAATACTGCTAACCCTTTACCTGTATAATATTTAAAATCGTGTGCATATATAGTGTACGATTTTAAATATTATTCAAGTAAAGGGTTAAATTATAAAAAACTGACAGCTTTTTAATTAAAGTTTAATTTTTATATAGATATAATACTTATCAAAACAAATATCAAATAAACATCCTACATTACACACATAATAATTAAAAAATGTCTTCCAATACCGAAATCCCTTTCAGTACCGAAATCCCTTTCAGTACCGAAATCCCTTTCAGTATCGAAACGATAAAATCTATATGCAAGATTCAAGATAATACAAATAATAAAGTTGTTGTTGGTAATTGCTTAGTATGTTCAACTGAGCCCGCTACAACTAATAGGATAATTAATCGACTTTTTGGTGGTAAAATTCCACATTGTTCATCGCCATCTTGTGCTGAGACTGTTTCACGGTGTTGTAATAGTTTTGAACAAGAAACATCGTCCTTATTATGTACTCCGAATAATTTAACTGTAAGGGATAATAATTATCAGGATAATGGTGATGGTTGGACGCTTTTACCAGGAATATATAGTAGAAAAAACTATGAAATTAATAGATATTTTACATTGATAACTGATGGTAGAGAAGGCGATCATTATGACGATAATATAGTTGCGATTGAAAGATGTGGTAGGTTTAAAGTAGTTTCATTGAAATTATTGAGCATGTGGAATAATCCACAATAATAAAATAGTGATAAATAATTTACTATAATGAGTATATAGTTGATTTATATAAATATATAAATATATAAAGTCAATCTGTTGTTTTTGGTAACCTTTTTATAATTTTTCAAATATTTTTTATTATAACAATCGGCATTTGAAATGTTAAAATATGTAAAATATTTTATTCTTACATAGATTATTGTATATATAAATTTATAATAATAAAAAATAAAAAAAATGATTTTTACTATTTAAAGATATATTTATAAATATAATTTATAATAAACTAAATTATATTATCAAAAATGGTTGCATATAAACTTCGGGATTGGATTGATATTAAATTGATTGATTGGTATATATTAACAATAAATCCAAATGCAATCGATTTACTATTGTCGAATTTAGATAAAGTTGACATAAAATATTTATCAATGAACCCTAATGCCATTCCCTATTTAGAGAAAAACCTTGATAAAGTCGATTGGTATATATTATCTGGAAATCCGAATGCTATAGATTTATTGACGAAACACCAAGATAAAATTAATTGGTTTGTTCTTTCGGGTAATCCAAATGCGTTGCCTTTATTAGAAGCCAATCAAGATAAGATTTATTGGGAAGTAATATCTGGAAATCCGGGCGCCATACCATTAATTAAAAAAAATCTTGATAAAGTTGATTGGTTTTATTTATGTGAAAATCCAAATGCAATTGATTTAATAAAAGAAAATCTTGATAAAGTTGATTGGGATGTAATATGTGATAATATAAATGGATATACCATATGGGAATCGAATCTTGATAAACTAAATTGGACACGCCTTTCTGAAAATCCGAGTGCTATAGAATTATTAAAGAAAAATTTTGATAAAATATCATGGATTGCAATGTCATCAAATGAGAAGGCAATCGAATTATTAAAAAAAATATTGATAAAGTTCATTGGGGCAATTTGTCAGGTAATACTGGTGCAATGGACATATTAAAAGATAATCAAGATAAAATTAATTGGATGCGATTTTCAGGGAATAAGAGTATTTTTATTGAAGCTTAAGCTCAATTTTTATACATAAATATTGCACAATTAAAATAAGAATAAATATATAAATCCATTTATATATTTATAAAAAATCATGAAAAATCATAAAAATAATTTATATTTTATATAAAAATATGGTAAAAATTGTATAAATTTTTATTATATATATAATAATTGTCCTATATGGCAGGTGATATATCATATTTGAATATAATGGATTATAATGATAATATTATAAAACAACTATATATCGGAAAAATGAGATATTGGTCATCAAAATTTTCTTTAGAAAACTATAAATATCATGATGATAGTGAAGATTATATAAATAATGGACAATATGAACATTTAAGGCGAAAATCATGTGGTAGAGAACGATATGGTGTATTAAATTTTGAAACGATTGATAAAATGCGAGAAGTCCTTAATGATTTACCTATTACGAAAGAGGAGGAAGAAGCGTATGAAGATATGTCAAATGTAATACATTTTATAGATGATAATCTTAATTTAATAAAAAGCAATAATTATAATATAGTCTTTTATACGGAACATGATTTTTAGGTTATATTATTTTTATAATAAAGATTAATCAAAATAATAAAAATTGATTAAAAATAGTTTAATTAATTATTGTAAATTCATAATATAAAAGTTCATTATTATTATATTTATTAAAATTTTTAAAATAAAGATATAAATAAAGATAATAAAATAAAGATATATTCCAATATACAATGGACGGTCAAACCCAAACATTACTCTTTATGATTCTCTCATTATTTAAAAAATCGAATAATAGTGAAACAATTGATTACAGTTCTATAATTATTACTTTAATTATAGTGGTTTTACCAGTAATATATACACTTTTATTACGATGTTCTATATTAAAAAGAATAATTCAGTATATAAATGATTCATCTTCAAATGAAATTGTTGTTAAAATACCATCTCATGAAATACCTATATATAGAGGTCTTTCAACAACACCGAGTATTAAAAATATGTACAGCAAAGATTTCTTGGCGATTATTTATTATATAATGAATTATTGCACGGATGATATTAAATCAATTACGCAAATTATGTCAGAAAACAAAGAATTATCAAATTTTTATAGTGATTGCGGTGATAGTGAATATATTTACATACCTCTTAGTAATGAACGTTTTGTAATATCTAAAAAATTAAATATTTACTGTAAACTTAATATTAATGATTTAAATGATGAAGATGAAAATAATGCTAAATCAAATACAAAATGCATTAAAAAAAAATCATATATTCTTAAATTATGGATGACCCGCGGTAATATTAATACTATTCGCGATTTCGTTTCTGAGTGTAATATTTTATATGATAAATCGAAACACACTAATGATTCTAATAAAAGAAAAATATTTGTTTACGATAAATCCGAAAAAACCGAAGATGATACAAAATTATATTTTAAAGATTATCCTATGGAACATAACAAAGATTTAAATCTTAATATATTCTTTGAAGGTAAGGATAGATTAATAAATTATATTAATCCATTCATATTTAATCCAAATGAGGAATTTAATATTGGTGAAGAAAAATATAAGCGTTCGGGTTTTACTTTCAAAGCTGGCTTACTCTTTTATGGGTATCCTGGTTGCGGTAAAACAAGCACTATTAAAGCCATTTTAAAATATACAAACCGCCATGGTATTGTTCTAAATCTAAATCGTATTAAAACATGTGAAGAATTGGAACAGATTTTCCGTAAAAGGAATTTCGATGATAAACAATTGAGTGGTAAAGAACTATGTTATATTTTAGAAGACTGTGACGCAACTGGCGAAAGCGGGTTAAATATCTTATCTTCGCGAAAGAGTAAAAATACCAATAATTCATTGTCAAAAATTAATTATCAAAACAATGATGATACTGATGATGATGAGGTACAAAATGATTCAAACAAAACTGAAAATATTGTTGCAAAATTATTAATGTCTTCATGCGAATATAAAAAAGTAAACGATGATTCCGCGAATCTATCATGTTTTTTGAACATTTTAGATGGTATTATTGAGCTTCATGGTATTATGATTATTATGACGACAAATTATCCTGAAAAAATCGATAATGCGCTTATACGCCCTGGAAGATTCGATTTTAAATACGAATTTAAAAGGGCGTCGCGTAATATTATACGTGAAATGCTTAAATTCAAATACGAATTAACAGAAGATGAAATGTTGAAGTATGATAATATTCTTACTATTAAAGATGAAGTATTGTCACCTGCACAAGTCCAGTCTGTTTCATTTCAAAATGATAATATTGTTCAGTGTATCAATGAACTTGTTTTACTTGCACAAAATAAAAACATTTAATTTTAATGTTTTTATTTAATCTTTATAATACTACTTAAAGAATCGTCCACTATTAGCACGATTTTAAATATTACTCAAGTAAATAGTTAAGTCTAATTTTGAAAGATATTTATTTGAAAGATATTTATATATAGGATTAAATAAAATATAAATAAATAAGTTCGTACTCTTATATTGATCTTTTATATAGGTAGTTTATAGTTATTTTATAATTATATTTAAAGAATCTTACACTATGTGCACGATTTTAGGTAATCTCTTCTATGGTTGTCCATAAATTTAAATAAATCAAGTGCACGCGGCGTATAAGCTTTGCGATTACCACTAAAGTATTTAAAAACTGTTAGAGAAGGATATTCATTCTGTAATAGCAATTTAACAATATCAAAGAATTTTTTGTCATCGATATTCTCAAGTGCCTCCAAAAATGTATCTTCATCGCAGTTCTTTGTAGTATATCCTTTTGAAATGAGTGTCCTCACTACTTCATACCTACATTCCAAAACAGCTATTGAAAATATTTCACGTATGTAATCTTTAATGAAATATCCTCTATTTAAGAGGAGTTCTACTATCAGATCCATATCTCGAGAAACAATGGCTAAAAACATATCTTTCGTAATTTTATCCAGAGGAAAATTATTTCGAATAATTAGTTTGAATATGCGTAAATTAATCACAGAATTTCGTGAATTAATCATGTGCCACATGAGTTCCTCAGTTATGTTGTTCGTTTCATATCCACCTTTCAGGTATTTAAACACTTGGATGTAATTATTTGACAAAACAGCATCTGAAAATTCTTGATTTGTACAAGGTGTATTGTTGTAATTTCCATCGTAGTCTCCATCGTAGTCACCATCGTAGTCACCATCGTAGTCACCACCGTAGTCACAGTCAATTTCTTTAGACGGCTCTTTTAAATCAAGCATTTTGATATAATCAACTATAATTTGTTCCCTTTTTACAGGAGGGTAGTTGCGACCATCAAAATACGCCTTAACTTTAGACGCGGGGTATTGATATCTTAAAAACATTGTAACTGTATTAAAAAAAAATTTATCGTCATCATTTACTCTCGAAAGAGCAAAAATAAATGTTTCGTCATCACACTCATCTACGCTATAATCAGCGAGAACAAGTGTATTTAATACATTATTACTATGTTTTTTAATGGCTATTGAAAATACTTCACCTATAAAGGTATTAATTTGATATCCTTTATCTAAGAGGTGTCCTACTGTAGAAAATCTATTTTTAGAAACAAGATCTAAAAATATATCTTTCGTGAATTTATCTAATGGATAACCTCTTGCAATGAAAAAATGTAATATCTTTTCTTGATTTGAATCAATCAGATACAAAAATCCATCATGAGTTAAGTTAGACTTATCATATCCAGATAAAAGAATTTCACCTAATATATCTTGCTTATCAGCATGATAAATAGCTGTCATAAATTGATATTGAGGAAAAGAGTTCACATCATATCCATCTTTCAAGTGTTCAAGTACTTTGATGCGATCATTCGAAAAAACTGCTTCCGCAAAATCGTTATTCTTATTGTTTGGAATGTGAGAAATCTCTATCTCTGAAGATAAAGAAAACGTCTTCTTCAAAATATTAATGAAAATCGTCACCTGTTCAAATATATTCATTTTTATAGTATGTTGTGTATATTGTTTGGTATATTTAATTTAGTTTAAATTAATTTATCCATCAGTTTTTTATAATTTAATGATTCGACTTAACTTTTACCTTTACCTAAACATTTTATAATACTACTTAAAGAACTGTGTAGTAGTTATTATAAATTGTAGATTAAAAGGTTAAAGAATTAAATGCATTAAGTATGATTTTGAAAAATATTTAGATATTGAATTAAACAATTATGAATAAATTTCAAACTATTTATTTCAAATATGGTTATTCTCTACAAGATGGTCAACGTAATCTAATAAACTACGTTCGCTCTCTTTTAAAGAGATGAACCCACTGCTAAAATATTCAGTAACTTTCAAAACTGCTGGATATTGATATTTTAATAGCAATTCAATCGTAGTACATAACCGTATGTCACCGGATTTGATTTTCAAAAGTGCATTCACAAATGTTTCACCGTCACAGTTATCTACATGATAATTATTCTCAATTAGAATGAGCAATATCGAATGCCAACCATTTAAAACGGTTGTTGAAAATACTTCACCTATAAAAGTATCAATTTTATATCCTTTTTCTAAAAGGAGAAATACTATAAAACCCCTACCTTTAGAAACAAGGTATAAAAATCCCTCTTTCGGGAAATTATCTAACTGACAACGCATTTCAATGAGGACTTGTAATATCCTTTCCTGATTTGAATGTATCAGATACAAAAATGTATCATTCGTTAAGTTAAACCTATTATATCCATATAATAGAATTTCTACCACTATATCTTGCTTATAGCCAGAAAAGATAGCCTCCCAAAATTTATCTTGGGCGAAAGAGTTCACATCATATCCACCTTTCAAGTATTTAATTACTTGATTACGACCATTTGCAAGAACTGCATTAGAAAAATCTTCATCCGTGTAAGGCGTATATTCATCGACGTAGTTCATTTTGCTGTATATTTGTGTTCTATTTGTGTTATATTTGTGTCCTGTTTGTGTTCTATTTGTGTTCTATTTGTATCCTGTTTATAATAAATATGTATATTTAATTTAGTTTAAAATAATTTATCCATCAGTTTTTTATAATTTAATGATTCAACTTAAAAATAGATTTATTATAAAAATCCAGACCATAACATATATTTTTGAATTTTATCATTTATCGACTGTTTCTAAAATATAATTTCTTATACGTAGTATATCTATTATAAATTTAATACGACTCTTTTTTGCCCTCATCTAATAATTCATAAAACTTCTTTTCGGCGTCCTTTTTATGCGTATCATATATGTGCGTAAACGATTTCCTTACAATGTCTTGAGCATCTTCCAAATTAAAAAAACGACTATATTTTTTTTCTAATTCTATTAGTTCATTCTTTAATGCACTTTCACTAAGGTCATTAATATTATTTTTTGTTATTTCTTTATAAAAATCTTTTAAATGTTTATATATTTTTTCCATCGACATTTCAATAATATCCTTATTTTTCATAGGTTCATATCTATTTTTTTTATTTTTATAAACAACTCCTACATCATTATCATCATCATTATTTAATATTACATTCAAATTCACGTCATTTTTTAATATATTCTCTAATGTTTTTGAAAATTTTGAATTACTTAATAATATTTCCCCCTTTTTTATATCGTCTATTTTTGAAACATCCCAATCTTCATCAAAACCTTTTATATAATTTATGTTTATGTTTATAATTTTTTGATTATTATTAATAATATTGTTTTGAACGCCAATGTTTTGAATATTATTTTTTTTTGAATTTTTATCACATATATTTTTTTTTAAATGTTTATTTAAATTTGATTTATTATAAAAATATTTATCACATTTTTCACAATAATTATGACTTATATTATTTAAGTTATTAAAATAATTTATATTATTCATTTCACAAATATTATTAGTATCACTTATATTATTAGTATCACTTATATTATTCATTTCACTTATAAATTGATTATCATTTTTAATAATTTCTTTTAAATAATTATTTTTAATATTATTCTCTATTTCATTCTCTTTATTATGAATATTAATTATATTTATATGTTTTTTTAATGATAAATTATATAATTCCTCATCACTTAAATTATTAATATTATCCTTTATAATACATTTTTTTCTCTTTTCTAAATGTCGTTTCATTTCAATCTTTTGATTCATAATACAACTACATCTTTTACACATGTAGTAAAACATTATATATATATTTATTATTTATTTTAAATATATAAAATTACTTTTTAAATTACTTTTTTTTGAATTTTAACTTTTAAAGAAGGATTCTAAAAGTATATTTTTGGATTTTGACCTATATCAGTAATTTATATAATTAAAATAAATATGTATTTTACATTGAACATTTATCAATAATTAAAAAATAGTATATTATTTGGAATTTAAAAATCAGGATTTTAAAAAATATATCTAAGGATTCAAATTTTAAATCAATGATTTTTTTTAAAGAAAAATATTAAAAATGTTATTGAATATTTATCAACGTAAAATAAATATTTTTTTTAATAAAAAAAGCCGAATCCAGAAAGTAAAAAGTTAAAAATCCTCTGAGCTATGATTTTTTTTCTAAAATCATAGCTCTAAAATTTTTGAGCTATGATTTTGGCAAAAAAATCGTAGCTCGGCCAGTTTTTAACTTTTTACTTTTTAGGATTTCTCAATTTTTGCCATTATTTTTAGTATTTTTGTATTGTATATTTATCAAATAATTTATTTATTTTATTTAAAAATATAAAATCATTGTACTAAAAATCTGAATCCTTGCCATTTTTATATATATTTTTTATTTTTAAAAATATATGTAGAATATCAATAATTATACAATGTTTTTTATAAATATTTTTTAATAAAAATTAAGGATTCAGACCTATTATACAATAAATGTTAAAAAAAATAATTAATAGGATTTTTCATTGTTTTATTACAATAAAAAAATAATGAAAAAATAATGGAAAAAATCGAAATCCTAAAAAGTAAAAAGTAAAAAAAAACATTTTTAAAAAATTTTTTTTTTTGAAAACGCCGATTTGAAATTTTTAAATTTTGATTTTTAAAAAAAATTATTTCAAAAAAAAATTTTTTTTTACTTTTTACTTTTTAGGATTCTGCAATTTGAAATTCTGCAATTTGAAATTCTGCAATTTGAAATTCTGCAAATTTTATATAATTATATTATTCTACAATATTAGGTAAATAATAAACTACAATAAATGATTGTATTCCAACAAATAAATGAAATGTACAATGGTATTTTAACCAGTTTATATTGTTTCTAGTAAAAAAATAATTTGCTTTATAATAAGAATATACCATTCCTATCAAACCCAAAACCCCTATTATTAAATTGAATCCATGTAAATTCAATATTCCATTATAGAAATAAACACAGAATGCAATTTTACTTATTATCAAATCAATTGTTCTTCTTTTTCCATATGTAGCTTTTCTCCAATAATTCATTGAACAAAATACTACTAATGCCATTAAGATTGAATATGTATAATAATGACGAATATAACTTATAATAGACGTTGGTAAAATAAACATACTTGAAATTACAAGATATTTAGACTCATTCCATTGTACAATAAGTTCTTGTTTTTTCATTTTAAGTTTTTATTTAATTTTATTATTTTAATGAATTATGTTTTGATATAAATAATATTGTATTGTATTGTTTTGTATCGTATTGTATTGTATCGTATTGTATTGTATCGTATTGTATTGTGTTGTATTGTGTTGTATTGTGTTGTATTGTGTTGTATTGTGTTGTATTGTGTTGTATCTTATATTTAATTTTAAGAAGTATCTTTTTATATTTCATATAAAATAATAATTTTATATAAATTATATAATAAAACATTGAAAATATAATAAAACTTTGAAAAAAACCGTTTTTCTAAATTACAAATAGATAATATCATTACTTTTATTTTGATTTTGTTTATAAGTATATTCTAATGCATTCTTTCCACATTTGTTCATATTATTCCTACAATCATTTGCAAAATCATATTCAATTACACCTGTAATAATATTTACTTCACCAAATTTTTTACATTTTCCGTGTTTTTTATTATCTGGTAATGAGTCATATGGATAATTATTTGTATGTTCAATATAATATAAACAGTTTGAACAAACAGGAAATTCTTTATTCCTTATAAAAAGTTTTCTAGTGGAAAAAGCGAATTTCAATATTGAAAAATTGTTTTTATTCATAATTTTATATAAAAATATAATTATATCTTTATATAATTTACAATTATTATAAATTATACTGTTAACTCTTTATATACGATTTTTATAATACTACTTAAAGAATCGTACACCATGCGCACGATTTTAAATATTATTCATGTAAAGGATTAATTATTTTTTGAAAATAATACACTAAATAAAAAATTTAACTATTTATTTCAGACCACATATTAATTAATTCCGCACATTTTCCATTTTGTACATGAGAATTATATATTTGTAATGAAAAACTTGACCAGTCAATACCAATAAAATAGTCTGATTCCTTCGCTATTATAAAATCAATTACTGCATATATTTCTCTACATTGGCGTTCTCTTAAAGTATTAATATTCATTATTTTCGTTTTATCAATTAAATTATAGTGTTCTTTAATATATTCATAAAAATTATTATTAACGTTTTCATCAATCCCGAGAGATGTACATATATATATTTTTTTATTATAAGTATTTATTTTTTTTAAATTTTCCAAACTTTCAATATATTTTTTTTTATAAAAATCATTTATTGGTTCAATATCAACATTAGTATAACCTTTTTTTATTTTCATATAATTAATGGCATCATCTTCTAACCTTAAATGAATACAAATATAATTTTTAAGTTCCAATTGTTTAATAATATTATATGCGATTAGTCGATATTTTAAATTGAATTTTATTTCAGATTCAATTAAATTCTGTAATTTCATATGTTCCATTGGTATAACAGAAGATATTGGATTACCAATATCTAAAATATCTATATCTATATTATTTTCATGAAATAAAAAAGGTATAAAGTCTGATATATGACTTATATCAGTATCATCCTGTGTATAAATTTTTTTTCCAAAAATATTTCTATTAGATTCAACTATTATGTTTAAATTATATTTATTAATTGTTTTTTGTAATTCTTTTATATCAATTATTTCATGAAAATCAACTAAACTATTACTATCTCTATAATCTAATTGAAATCCATTAAAAATTATATTTCGGTTAGATAAAAATGCATATATTATACCTTTTGATATTGAACTTAATTGATTACACAAACCATATTTAGGTGAAATTATTAGTATTTTTTTACTCATATTATTATTTAATTATAAAAATAATTTTTATATTTTACTATATATTATAATTTTTATATTTTACTATATATTATAATTTTTTTAATTTACTATATATTATAATTTTACTTTAGTTCTTTTTATATTACTTTATAAAAACTTATTATATAACACTATTTTCTTTTAAATATTTATGTATTCCAATGGTTTGTCTATACGCCCAATATACTGAACCTGATAATATTAATATAAATAATGGAATTTGCATTAAATTTATAGTATTCCATTCTTCATTATAATAATATATAAAAATTATACGTGGAATTGTTACAATTCTAAATAATATAAAAAAAAATAAATGTATTATCCATGATGTACATGTTATTGAATAATGAAACTTAAATTCTTTTAATAAAAATCCTAAATTTAATAAAATTGTATTAGACTCTAGTAAAAATATTAAATACATAGCATATGTTCCTTGATTTTCATTATTACACATTGAATATATTGTTTTTATTAATAATGCGATTGAAGCCAAATGATGTATAATAAATAGATATTTTTGTTCAAGAATGCACTTTAATAAATCTAATGTAAAATATGATAAACATAAAGATGCTGTAAACTGTTGTAATTTATTATCAGGTTCTTTTTGGATACTATATTCTAATAATGATGATTGTTGTGTAATTGAAAACGCCGCCATAGTTGAGACTAACATTCCGTTTAATGATGAATATATACACTCATTTATCTTATCGAATTTTGAAGGTGGTAATTCTATTATATTATTTGAAAACAGGTAATCTGTTGTATAGTGAGAAAAACGAAAAATAGACATCATTATGTAAAATGACCCCATTATACATGTTGTTAAATTCATTTATATAATTTATTATAGAATAAGATTTTATATATTATATTTTTATATATATATGAAAGTTAAACTATATCATTTTTATTTCTTTATATTAAAACTTGCCATATTAATATGTATTTCATTTATATCATTGAAAATTATTGTGTTAGAGAATGGTTTTAAAAGTAATATAATGATTATTATTGATGCATTATTTAAATTTTCAGTAGGGCTATTTATGATACTATTTTTTTCACATGATAATTGTAAGGTATTAGATACAAATGATAGAATAATATTAATATTAACGGGATTTATATTAATTCTTCTAATTGATTTTATTAAAATTTATAAAATATTTTTTACGAATCATATTCACGAATAGACATTCTTTTTGTTTATATGAATAATTTTCAAAATTGTTTGCATAGTAAACTATTTTGAAAATTATTAACCCTTTACATAAACATTTTTTAATACTACTTAAAGAATCACCCGCATGGCGGTTTATTTTGACTTTTATTCATGTAAAGGGTTAATAAAGGATTAAAATTATATATTATTATAAATAATAAATAATATATATATAATCATATAGTTTATTTTTTAATTTTAATGATAAATAGTTAATAATATTTTATTTATTTTAGGTTGGTTTTGGTTTAGATTTAAACCTATTTAAAAATTTCGAAAAAAATGATTTTTTAGTATTTTTAGTAGGTTGTTGATTTTCAGTAGTAGTATTATTTTCTTTGTAATTACTATTATTAATAAGTTTTCTCTCTAATAATAAATTTTTAATATCATTACGTGATTTAATCGTTTTTTTTATAGAATTTTTTACACGATTCGGTATACTACTATTTTTAATATTTAAATAAGCACCACTATTTAATAATAATTCTATAATTTTAATATCAGGAACACTTTTTGAACAAGCCATAATTAAAGCAGTATCTCCATACTTATTTTTAATATCAACCGTAGCACCTTTATTCAATAATAATTCTACAACTTCATAATTATTAAAGTTAGTAGCCTTAATTAAAGCAGTATCTCCATTTTTGTCTTGTTCATTTATATTAGCATCATAGGTTTCTCCTAATAATAATTCTGTAATTTTATAAAAATCTCTAGTGAGACTAACTGCCATAATTAAAGCCGTCTCTCCATGATTATTTTTAATATTCACATCAGCACCTTTATCCAATAATAATTTTATAATGTCATAATACATCCATTCAACAGCTACCATTAAGGCTGTTTCTCCAGAATTATTTGCCATATTTAAACCAAAATTCTTTCCACTATTTAATATTAATTTAACATATTCAATTACATGATTTCGAACAACTATAATTAAAGCTGTATTTCCAGAATAATTTGTAACAGTTAAATCATCAGTATATTGTAATAATAATTCAAATATATTTTGGGATTTATTAGTATATTCATGTTTAAGAAATAAAGTTAAAGCTGTATCGCCATATTTATCTTGAACATCCCCCTTAGCACCATGCTCTAATAATAATTTTACAATATCATAATTATGATAAGAAGAAGAAATCATTAAAGCTGAGCCACTATTTCCAACATAATTTGTATTAGCACCGTTTTCTAATAAATAATTTATCATTAATAAATCTTTTTCAATTATTTCTTTATTTCTATTATATTTCATATCATCCAAATATTTATTAATAGATATAATTAGAGGTGTATCATTATTATTATTTCTTAAATCTATATTTTTAGGTTCGTTATTTAATAATGATTTTATTGTATTTAAATTACTTTTTGAAACAGCTTCAAATAAAGGATGTGTTTTAATTTGTTTAACATTTAAAACTTCATTTGCTTTTGGCGTTGATTGTGAAATACTACGTTGTTCTTGTTGTGTTTTTAATTTATTTAATTCATTTTGGTAACCGTTTATTTTTGTATCAATACTTTTTAAATTGTTGTTAATTTTGGATTTCTTATAGTTATATTTACCATATAATTTACTTTTTTCCATCAAACGCTCTTTTTCTTTTTTAAGTTCACGAATTTTTAATTGAAAACGCGAGCCTTTCGCGGCATCCATAAAATTTGCATAATTTTTTAATTTACGTTCCTGCTCCGCATAATATTCGTTCTCAGGATTCCCACCTTTTTGAATAGTACTTTTATTTTTTAACTTATAAACAGATGGATAAATAGTATGTTTAACCTTACTTCCATCTTTACGTTCTATAATTACAGGTTTTTCATATTTCTTAAATGTACCTTTATATGGACCAAATATTTTTTTATTTGAACCTTTCGTAGTTTCTTTTATATAAAATTCAACTTTACATTTAAGCTTATTACAGGTAAGAAAGTTTAAAAATCTCAGTTTTTTTATAAATTATTAATTTATAAAATATTTTAATTATATTCTTTTCTAAACTAACTATATAAATATCTATATTTTT